TTAGAAATTTGGGTTATATTTTTGAGGTTCCAATCGATAGTTACTAGTATCATTAATCATTTCATAAACAGTTAAATTATTTAAAATTGGGTTCATCTTTATTAATCTGTAAATTCCTTTTTTCACACTTTCAGGCATCTTGTTACCAAAGTAAATCCCATTAATCTTTGGAGATTTTACTTTTCTGCGTTCCATTTCAGATAAGACATCTTGATTTCCCAAAATTCTAATTGATCTCCATTCCTTCTCAATCTCCCAATCCTTCTTTTTCGTTAATAAACCTTTAAGAAAAAGAACAGCAAGAGTGTTTTTTCCCTCAATCGATATGTCGTGAATGTTGATTTTCTGAAGAATATTCTCGTCAATTGACACTCTTTCATCTTGATAACTGACTGGATATAGAAAGATATTGTTTTCTCTTAGACTTTCTATGTAATCATGTAAATCATATTCTATTAAAAATCCTTTGTGTGAATCCGCATAATGAGACCACATTAATACATCATTAAATTTTTGTGTTAGTGAACACACACCAAATTGAGAATTAATCATTGAAAATATTTTTTTGTTATAATCACTAAGTTGATCTTTTGCTTTTGTAGTTGCGGAAATAATATCAGCAGGATTAAGCATCTTACCTGCTACTTGAAAGAATCCATTAAAATCAGGTTTTTGAATTAAATTTAGCTGTTTCATATCATCTACAGATTCACTAAGTTTATCTTTCTTAGAGTCAATCTGATTTATTATCCCTTGCAAAGCAGCATCTGTTTTTAGTTGAGGTCTCATAAAGTCTATCAGGTATTTAGGGTTATCTAGCAATTTATTCATGAATTTTTGCTGAATATCTTCCATTTTAATTTCATCATTTGGATCTTCTTTAATCGAGTCGAATGTTGCTTCAAAAGTGAATAAAAGGAAATTTTTTAGAGAGTCAGGAATGTCCATATTCTTAATATAATCTCTAAAATTATCTAAACACATGTTCATTTCTTCTTCTTCAATTCTTCTAACACCATTTGAGAGATTTTTATAATCCATAAACATATCCATAATTTCCATAAAGAAACCGTTGATTCCCATTCCAAAGTTACAGTCAAAAGGATCATTAAAAAATTCTGGCTTATTATGAAAAAGGAAAGACTGAACTAAAGAACTAATGCCATATTGATTATTTTTTGATAGTCTCTTTAGTATTCGATTATCTTTACTGATTTTTGCTATTTCATCTACATTCGAAATAGACACATATCGGTATAATTTATAGTCGATTGCTTCCATTTCTTTTAAAAGGTTGTTTATATATTGTGAGTCATCTTTTTTGTTCAAAAATGATTCCAGTAATTCATCCAGTGAAATCATAATTCACCCCCTATAACTTAATCATTCTCAGTCTAACTTCTTTATCAATTATTTTTGGAATAATACTCTTAACATTAAAGAGCTCTAGCATGGTTTTGTGTGTGTACGCAATGGCGTCGATTTCTATAAATTGATTTAGATACTCAACGTCATCTGTCTCATTATTCATACCACTTGGTTTTAGGTAATTATTGAATTCGTGGTGCCATATATCCAAGGTTTCATGAGCTTCATAAATATTATTTCTTATGCAATACCCTTGATAAGCATGTCTGGTCTCATGAAATGCAGTCACAACAACTTCAATCCATGGTGAATTAACGACCCATTCTTCATTAAAAACGACTTCGTCAGATTCAAATAAATACATCCCAGTTGTTTCTTTATTAGTTATTTCTGACGGATTAAAAAAGCTTATGTGTGGTACTGGGATATTTAAAGTCTTAGATACTATCCTAACGCTATTGATAGCTACTTCATAATTATTCATGTCAACCTCGTAATATGTATAAATTAATTATAACATTCATGTAGCAAAGTTAAAAACTAAATTTGAAATTACTCGATTGAGCACGTGATAGGGCATAGAGAACAGTAATCAACAAGATATTTTAACATTTTATGTAATTTGTATTTACATTTTCTGTAAAGCGTGATATCTTATATGTGGGAGGTATAAAAATGAGAACAAAACTCAAATCACTTGAACTTCGACTAACAGAGTTATCTACATATCTTGGTTTCTCAAGACCAACGCTTTATAAATTTCTAGATGACTATGAGAAAAAAGAGTTCAAGAACATAGATTTTAAGGTTAAAGTGATTTTTGACTATATCATGCAAAAATCTACAACAAGCAAAATTGAGGTTATAAATAAAATAATAGAACTTAACAGACAAAACGAAAGTCATGGTTCGGTAGATAACCTCATAGAGAAACTTAGAGCAGATTCTGACACCTTGCAATTAATTAACTCTGCTATTGAGCAAGTAGGTGTGGAATCAGTTATACTTTCATTTCAAAAATCATTAAAAAAAATAATAAAGGAGAAAACTAACAATGATTGAACGATTTATTGACATTACGAATTTTAGAAGTATTGGAATTAACGAAACCACTAAACTCGAGTTGAATTATGTGAAAACAATCTCTGATAAAATGGGTGGTCTAATAACTTTGATTGGTGAGAATAATTCTGGAAAGAGCAATTTTCTAGAGGCAATTAAAGCTTTCGGTGAAAAGAAATTTAATCCAAATGATACTCCTTTTCATGTGTTTGATATTGGGAGAAACCCATCAATTTCTTTGGTTCTAAAAGATACTGATAAGAAGTTAGATTACAAAGTTAAAGTCAAAGAAAATCGTACATTTTATGACAAATATGAATCTAACAATGAAGTACCATATAAGAAACAAGTAACTTACTCAAAAGAACTCCTAGATTTTATCGAATATTTCTTATCCACAGATTTACAGAATCAAGTTGCATCAAATCCAAGAATTCAGAGATATTTCCAAATACTTAATCCATTTATAACTAAAATATCTACTAAAGAACCTATTGATAAAACTGAAATCGGTCAAATGTTCGATCATTTACGAAATGGTTATGTTCAACCAGTATTAAATCAGAAATATACTGCTTCTCAGATTGAAGTCTTTATAAACGAAATTAATAACACAGCTTCTTCTAATGTTTTTGAGGAAAAAGCTAAAGAATTAGAAGCTGAGGTATTGAGTACATTCGGGATTAAACTATATCCAAGAATTATCAATTATGTCTCAACACAAAACATTAAAACTGATCAAACAATTTCTACAGTTAGTGGTGGTAAGTTGGCAAATCCAGCTTTCTTTAATAAACTGTTTGATACACTTCCAGATGATAAAATTGAAGCTTTAGAAGCAGCATATCAGAAGTTTCATGAAAGTGGTAAGAAAAGAAAAGACATACTCACAAATTATGAAAGAAAGATCAATGAAAGTTTGCAAAGTCTAACAAATCAATTCAATCAGGTATACTCATTTACAGATAAGAAGAAATACTCATTTAGAATGTCACTTGAAAGTGACGCAGTTTACTTTCTAATTAGCGAAAATGGATTTGACATCCCACTAGATAGTCAATCTGCAGGATTCAAATGGTTCTTCGATTTCTTCTTCAATGTTTTTGCTGATAGTAAAGTAGGAAATGGTGACATTGTCATCTTGGATGAACCAGCAACAAATCTACATCCTGCTGGGCAAATAGAACTTAGAAAGCAAATTCAAGGATTTGGTCACAAGAATGGTATTCTTTTCATCATGAGTACCCATTCTCCATTTATGATTGATCAAGATTATCTTGATGAAATTAGATTGGTTAAGAAAAATAATCAAGATTCCGTATTAGTGAACAAATTCACAGTTAATGAAGATAGTTCATTTGACGTATTATTACCAATAAAAACTGCATTAACTGTTAATCGACACATTTTACTGAATCCCGATGACCTATTAATCTTCGTCGAAGGTATCACAGATTATAATTATCTAGTAGCTTTTAAGAACCTATTCAAAATCGATAGACTGACATTCATTCCAATTCAAGGCATCAGAAGATTAAACCTTGATAAGGACTTACTAAAGATTACGAAAAGACCAATTCTTCTTGTGGATTCTGATAGCGACGGAAAATATGTTGTTGAGAAATATGGTGAAAACACAAATATTGAAATACATCAACTAGCCAATGCTGATTCTAAATTTACAGTAATAGAGAGCTTATTTAGTGAAGCTGATAGAAAACAATACTGTTATCGTGATGGCGATAAGAAAGACTATAAGTTGTCATCTTATTTCAAACACAACATTGAAGACTTGAAGAAAAAGCTATCAAAAGAAACAAAAGATAATTTTGAAAAATTACTTACTCACATTAACGTTTAATAAATAAAAAAAGCCGCCCCCCAATAAAAAAATTGAGGAGCGGCTTTTCTACTTTTTAAGTTGTTCTTGAATGATTTTCTCAGCTGCAGATAAAGTAGCCCTTCCCTGCATCTTGTTACTGAAGGAAATGTAGTCATCAATGATAGCTTCAATCTTTGATTGATTGGTTTCTACAAACGTTACAGCCTTCTCGGTAGAACCCGTGAGATTGCTAACCCACTCGCTTAATCTTGATACGACAGCGAGTTTTTTGTCATCACCAACAAGATACGCTTCACCTTTTTCTTTTGCGAGTCTGTTCTTTTCTTCAACAATCATGATGAATTCTTTGATGGTTTTTTGGACACTTTCATCAAAGACGATATCTTTAGCTTTGCTTACCAAATCAGACACATTCTCTGCAGTGTTTTTTAGGTCTTGCTTCACCTCTTTGATCACATCATTCAATGATTGATCTTTGCCCAGTTTAGAAGTCACATACAGTGCCAATAGTAAAAGGGATGTAATAAGTAGAATGATTTCAAGTGTTGTCATTTTCTTTGCCTCCTAAGCGTTTATAAATATTGACTTGCGAATCTTCAAGTCTGGATACACGATGTTCCAGGACATTGACGTCTTTCTTTAACGATTTAATATCTTGTGCATGCATTTCTAATAGATTAAGCATCTTGATATTTTGCTTCTCTATGGTTTGAAGATTGACAAGAATTTCATCGTTATTCGTTTTGTTTTTCTGCTCTTGACGATTGAACTGCTTGATCGTTGTCATGATAACAACAACCATCGTCACAATCCAATACACCAAGTTTTCCATTCTAAATAGACTGAGTAAGTTATCCCAGTTCATTACTAATCACCCGATCTTTGTAGTTTTCTATGTAAGCCAGTGCTTCCCTTAATAACGGCATGTATTCTAAGCCTTTGCCATTGTTCCAGTTCTTTTTGTATTCAATCATGTGCGTGTACCAGGGCTCATGAACAACATGCCTATATTTTCCTGATTCATCAACATGATCTAAAATTCCTCGAACTCTAAAAATGTGATAATGGGACTTCTGCAGTTCTGGATAGTTGATTCGCATTTTATAATGTTCTACAAAACCGTCTAGAAACAACCCGAGTTTACTGGTTAAATCAATATTTTTGTATGCTTCATACTCATCTCGATAATCCTCATCCAGGTAAATCAGATTGTCCTTTTCAGACAGAACCTCATCGATATAGGCACGATCATAGAGCGGAACTGTTGGATCTAGATTTTGTTTCTTGAGATAGATATCTTTTCCATAGGCAAACACATCCAATGTTCCTAAACTTAAATGTACATTACCATTGAATCCATCAAGTACTACAGTCACATCATCATCGCTGTTCTCATCGTTTAATCCAAAGGCTGAGGAACCACAGTAATAGATGAACATCACTGTGGTATTTGGAAATATCCCTTGAATAATTTCAAGGATACTTTCGTTAGATTGGATCTTCTGTTTCACTTGGAGCATTGACTTGTGGTTCAACCACTTCAAAATCGTCGATGGAATCGTCAAATCCGACAACATTTTCTTTTAGCCATAGATAACCTTGTTCGATAGGATTTGTGTTTTGAAACTGAGTGAAATCTGAAGTCGGAATCTCAATATCGATTTCTTCAAGTGGCGCACTTTGGTTAGCTCTTGCTTCTTTTGATAGATAGGAAGCGACACAGATGACTGCTTTTTTCACTACGTAGTTGATGTTGAATGCTGTAATTCGGTGATAGGATAGAGAGATGCCAAACTTTGATTGCATGTTTTTAATAATAGCCATTGTATACCTACTTTCTTGCCGTGCGATAAATCGTCACAGAGATTAAATCTGGTGATCCAAGATTAAGCCCTGAATTGATATAAAGATTACCAATTACACCATTAATGGTATGTGCAAAATCGACCATCGTTAGTGTTGCATTTCCTTGGCCCGTTACTGACGTGATAGCTTTTCCGTATGCTAGCCACTGTTGTGTGTCATTTAGTGAAAGCGCAAATGTTGGTGATAATTCGAAATCAATCACCTTTGAAATACCACTAGTGAGGGTTACACCAGAGGAATGAGCATCTGGAATCGTAAAGGATGATGTGCTTCTTGCAGAAGTCTTTGTTATTGTACTAACAACATCGTTTGAATAGGTAGCCACATAGGAACCGATGAGATTGGCTAAACCCGAAGTACGGTAATAGATAAGTGTTGATGATGAATCAACCGATGTACCTTGTGTGGTTGCAACCACATGAACCTTATAGATATACGCTGGATCAAACACCAATGAAGCACTGCAGGTATACGCAATGCCTTCATAGGCATAAACTAATTCAAGCTCACCACCCACCTTCACCACAGACGTTGAATTTCGGGCATAGAGCGCGTTGTTTGAGTAATCGAAGGCCAATTCCCCGACATAGGAAAGGTTCGCTGTCGAGGGCTTTGTGGTGCCACGTTTCACCCGAAGAATTGCCATTAGTATGTTCCGCCATCAATAATTGATGATGGTTGTAAAACTTTAGTAGTATCGATACCGATTTGGTATTTCACAACACTTGGCGTGTAGTTTGAATCGACCACTTGATACACCTTAATCGCATTAGCTATGACAGCTGCGTCAAACGCTGCAAGTGTTCCCAATGTGTCAGAGCCTGTACTCTCTGAAATATTTGTATTGATCACATTAGCAAGTATATTCTTTTGAGTGGTTGTCAAGTGAACGTCAGCTGCAACGTGGGCATTATAGGTAGTGGTTGATACACCACCAAGTCCTGCAAGTGTGACCGTAACTGCTCCGGTAGATCCGTTAACACTGGTTACCGAGTCCGTAGGTGTTAAGAGTTCTTGCCAGTTTGCTAATGTCGCATAGCCTGTAGTTTTAAGAATAAAGGATTTATTGATGTCCGTTCTGACTGCAACATCCCCTTCTTGAGCATTCGATAATGCTAGCATCGCAGCTTGGCTTGCTACCACCCAGGTATTCGTAATCGCTACTTTTGGAATGACTGAATCTGAGAGTTTTCCATCGGCATCCAGAATTGGGATATTTCCGTTTCCAGTTCCGGTGTTTTTTGTAGCTGCTGTGCCTAACCCAAGTGCGGTTATCTTGGTATCAATTTGAGTATCAACTTTTGCTACTCCAGGTATTTTCAAGTAATCTGATTCTGCAAGTGGTGTGCCTACGCTACCTGTTTTATCTGCTTTCGCAATATAGAGATGTTCACCAGAAAAATCGACTAGTGGTTCTCCGGCTTTAACTGTTCCTGTTGTTCCAACGAGTGGACCTGTTCCTGCCGTGGTTCTACGTTTAATTTGTATTGTTGCCATAATTTTTCCTCCTTATTTTTTGAGATACGCTTGTGTCACTCGATGAGATGTATTACCCAAAGATAATGTGACATGTCCATTAACATACGATATGCTTAGTGAGTAATCAGCTCCACCATATCGATAACTCATCGACGAATTTGATCCTACAACAATAAATAGTTGATTGGTTGGTAGACTGACAATCGTTGTGTTTTCAATCACGATATAAAGAATACTTTTCATTAAAGCATATGAATTTACATCACCAAATCTATATACACCGTTGCTAAGTTTTGTTAATCCAAGTTGCTGAGGATAGTAGAAATCTTTTAGTTTTGATTCAAGTTCTTCAACTCTTACACGATCCGATGAGATCATCTGTCTTTCAAACTCGTTAATGTGGTTAACTGAAGTAGTTGTTTTTGAATAAGCTGCCAAAGCATACTCATATAACCCTTCTGTAATTTGAAGGTTGGCTTGTGTAAGCACAGGATAAGTACCAACCGCTTCTTTGATGTAAATACTCACTGTATTCGTTTGTGTATCAACACCAAGTACAACATATCCATACTTACTTGAATCCGGTGTTACAGACACCGTTGTCTGATTTTCGATATAGATAATTCGTCCGTAAACTGAAACATAGCCATCTAAAAATGTAATCATGTTGTTAGCTAAGGTATAACTGCACTGCGATTTCACGTTTTTCAGAATACCAACATCAATTGAAAATAAAAAATGATACAAATCCGCATCAATTTTTGATGTGACGTTTGCACCATCAAAGGTTACTTTTTGAATTCCCATTTAGAATTCACCTCCATCGAGATCTGTGATCCCTGTTGTTTGTATAGAAACATGACCAGTAGCTGAACTCACGCTCTTATTTAATAGCTGAATTTTCTCGGTCAACTTAATGCGATATTCACCTAGTGTCATGGTTGCTTGAAGAAAACCATTGTTAAATTTGATGCTTGTAACTACCGAATCATAGATTTGATCGTTGTTCATGAACTCGATAAAATCGCCTAGTTCGATGTTTTTCATCGGCTGTATGACATCATTATCGGATTTAATCGTGAATGTAATATTATGGTCTAGTTTCGATGTGATCATCTCTGATCTGGCTTTGGTTTGAAGTGATGGATAGTCACTATCCGTATAAAAGGATGCTTTGGGTTTGACACTCAGATACCGATTTAGATGATTGATATCTTGAGTCAACTCACCATTTTTAAGTAAAAAATACTCGATGGTTGATTTATATAAGATATTTTCACTCTTTGGATAATAGGTGAGTTTATTCACCATTTGACTGGAACTGTCATTGACTACCAAATCCTGAATCGCTTGATAGTTGTTTTTGAGTTTGATTCCCCGTTGCACTTCACTGATTCGAAAGATGATGCCCGTTACCCTTCCTCTTAAATACACTACTTCAGAGGTTAATCTTAGCCCATACGATTTAGTGATAAGTTCCATGAGTGATGCCAATGACATAATTTTATCAACTTCGAAAGATAAATCGCCTTGTACACTTGCATCACGTTGTATGGAAAGGTAACTCAAATTCTGTAATGTATCATCGCTTTCCTTAAAATGACTTAATAAAACATTTTCTAGGTAAAACCCTAAATCACCTGTAAAACTTTGAACTGGAATATCTATTGAAAACATCTCTTTAAAATCAAGCACATGAACCGATGTCCGGTGTTTATCTGCTACTTCTAATCGTTCAACAATACCGATGTAATGAATCGGTGCATCCTTTAAGATGACAATATCCCCAATGGAAACATTGAGTTTTGTCTTATTCACCATGAAGGTTGATTTTTGAATAATGACTAAATCAAGTATGATTTCAAAATCCCTGTCGACATAGCCATAGTCTTTATAGGCAAGGTTTAGTCTATCGAGGAATACAAGTTGCATACCTATACCCCCAGATACCCTTCAAGTAATGTGATGCGACACGTGGTAAGACTTGCGACTCCTGGTTTGAACTCCACCTCATACTCTCCTGGTTCTACAAAGAGAAAATTGTCACAAGTAAAATCTTGTGAGCCATAGATAGATGTGATTTCACCATTATCAATTTGACGTATGTATTGCTTATTCGGGATAGCTGCGATGTGGATTTCTCCGTTTAATTGCGTGTGATAAAGTCTAAGCATCGTAATCACGGTACTGTTTTTTCTAATAATAATCTCTGGGTCATTTACTGCACCCATGATTTCAATTAAAAGAGGTGCCTTTTGGACACCTCTGTTGACGATTTGTATTCTTCCTTCAAAGAAAGCTGAATACCGATAAGGATAACTATATGTATATCGTTTCCCGACTGTATCTTCATTGACATTAACTGTATAGACTTGATTCTTTAACCATAAGGATAACTTTTGAAAGACAACCTGGCTCTGTAATGTTCCAGCGACAAGCTCTTGTTTAGATATCGATTTGATATCTACAAAACAAAAAGCGGAATCATCCGCTTCGTAGTACAGTTTGAGTTCTTTCTCTCCAAGTTTAAGATAATTCATCAATTCAGTATATCCTGGATATCCTTTAAGAAATGTCAGTGTAGCTTGAATCTCCGTTAGTCCTTGTGTCTGATCTACACGATCATAGAATGTTTCATACTTTAAATAGGTCATTTCCTGTGAAAAACCAAGTCCACTAATCGCATGGATTAAGCAACCGCTGCGGTAATCAAAATAGAAACGATTACCTGATGGATTTTCTAGATAGATTTTTCGAATCATATCACACTACCTCCAAGAGCTCTATTGATGGAATCGATATCGAAGGTTGGTGATGTGGTATTGATGGTGATATTATTTGTATTTGTGTTTGAACGATTCACGTTACTTGTTGAGCTTACACTCTGGGTTTGCTTTAAGTTAAACTTATCGCCAAACCAACCGCCTATCTTTCCAAAGAACCCACCAACTTTATCTGCTGCATTACCGACAAAATCACCTACACCTTTTGCCATGTTTGATGCGAACTCTCCAATGTTTCCCGTAATGCTTCCAACCATATCGCCAAAATTACCTGCGATATCACCCATCTTTGAACCTAAGTCACCAATCCACTCGAATATTTGAGTTAGAAATTCAACAATCTTTTTAACCACTGCCATGACAGGTTCTAGTACTTTTTGTAGCACTTTGATGGCAGGAATTAAAATGGCTTGTAATACTTTACCAATAATCTCAATCAGTGGTGCAACCATCTCTAATAATTCTGCGATAAACTCGATTTGAGTCATCAATGGCACCAATAAAACTTCAATAATGGGGACTAACATTTCAACAAGCATGATGATTAAATCAATCAAGACATCAAGAATCGGTGTTAGTGCAGTCAATAAACTATCCACGATCGTCATAATCGGTGGCAACAACAGCATTAAGGTTTCACCAAGTCTTGATAATAATGCTCGAAACTCTTCGCTTTGAAATAGTGCCATAGCAATAATCGCTATGAGTGCGCCAATGCCAAGTGTAGCAAAGTTAAGTCCTGCGCCAGCAAATAAACCTGAAGTTCCTACTGTTTTTAATGCGGTCGAGACAATATTTAAAATAGGTCCTACTTTTCCGATGATGGAAAGTACTGGACCTATTGCTGTAATCACCGCACCAAGTGTGAGGATGATTTGTTTGGTTCCTGTATCAAGATTACTCCATTTCTCAGTCCAACTTTTAATCGTTGGAATGATTTCATCTCTAACCTTTTGAAGCATGGCTTGCATAATCGGTAACACTTGAACTGAAATATCCATCGCAAGACTTCCAAGTGCTTGTTTGGTTTGGTCTACTGTATCGTTAAATTCTCCAGAAATTGCAGCTTGTTCATTCGTGATAATACCAAGCTCTCTGACTTCTTGTCTGAGTGAATTTACTGCAGATTCTTCTTGTGACAGCATCGGTAGTATTTCAGTACCAATTTTGTCCCCAAAAAACTCATTCGCTATACCTACTCTTAGGGCTTCATCTTCAACACCAGAGAGTGCATTTCGAATTAAATTAAATGCTTGATCAGCATTAAGCCCTTTGAGATCCTCAACTGTCAGTCCAATTTGAGCTAGACTTTCTGATACCTTTTCACCGTTACCAGTAGCGATATCTCCAAGTATTCCATTGACCTTGATAAAGGCCTTATTTAGGCTTTCTGTTGAACTTCCAGAGATCTTCGCAACGTAGTTCCACTCTTGTAAACTCTCGGCGCTAAGCCCAAGTTTTGCGGCTGTATCGGCAATTTCATCAGCTGTGTTTGCTGTCTTTACTGCAAGTGCACCAAGAGCAGATATAGCTCCAAGGACAGGTACAGTGACTGATTTGGTTAGTGTTGAACCTAACTTCCCAATCTTCTCAAAGTTCGCATTGGATAAGTCTGTAATTTTACCTTTTGTATTTTGGAGTTCTTTATTGAGTTTAGATACTTCAGCTTCTGTGTAGGAAACATTACGTGCTAGTTTGTTAAACTCAGTTTCACTCATTTCACCAAGTTTGACTGCTTGCTTTGCCTTTTCAAGTTCTTGATTCTGCGTTTCTAGTTTCTTTTTAGTCGTTTGAAGGATGTGGTTGAGCTTCGATTGTTTTTGTTTCCAAAGTTCAACATTAGAGCTGTCGTACTTAAGGTTCGCATTGATGGCTTTTAGATCTTTTTGTTGTTCTTTGAGATCTGATTGAATTTCTTTGAGTTCATTCTCTAAATCTCTACCATCAAGGCTTAACTTAATATTTAGCCCTTTGACTGTTTCTGCCATCTTTACTCACCTCCTTTTTACTGCAAATAAAAAGCACTTCGATTTCTCGAAATGCTGTCACTTTATTTTGTCTTTTTATTAATAAATGTCTTCAAATTCTCTCTAGTATAACTTGCTGGATTGTAATCATCCAGTCCAGCACTTACAAGATAATCAACAAAAGTTAAACCTAAACCTAAACCAGAACTTGCAGCCCCAATAGCAACTAATCCAATTGTACGCACTGCACTTCCAGCCTTACTGTTATATGCAGTTTTGAATTTATTATTCGTCATGCATGCTTCATGATAAAGGCTAGTATATTCATCAAGATCAATATCTTCTGCTTGAGATTTATTTAAGGTATCAATCCATTTCCTAAATTTTTTAGCTGATGATGACTCTCGTATTTGCAATATATCTTCAACAGTTAAAACGCCATTTTTGATAAGACTTGGTATATCAGGAATTCTTTCTAGCTTAGTAATTTTCTCAAATATCGCACCTAATTTATCTTTTTTGCTAGTATTTAAATGAGAATAGTAGTCATAAACCCCTTCGAGTTCGACTGGTACATACAGATAGTCACATTTCAATAAAGATGCTATCCTTCTATGATAGTGATAATGAAGAAGTCTATTAGCTTTATATTGCTGCTCGCTAACATTAATAGAAGTCACAGCTGGTGACATTTCTAGTACTTTCTTAACATCAGGCTTATGCATATCCTGAATAGTTTGAAGTTCAGTATCTTTAAAGAGGGTATTTAAGTCATTGATAAAGTATGCCTTTTTGAAAAGTTGGATTAATGGTGTTTTCCATTCAGACCTGAATTCAAATTTATTTTTAATGGGTTCATATATTTTGTCTATTCGAACACTAATTGATGCTTCTGTTTCTGGTGATTTCTCATTGAACATCATCCACTCATTTAGTGGACCATAAACTAATCCTATACGGTTAGATAAAGAGTCGAATAATTGAATACCCGGTGATTGAACTAATTTCATCGTTAATTCATACCCTAATGTTCCAATCAGGTAAATTACATCTTCTACAGGAATGTTACAAACGTCATATAGGAGCATCTGATCAAGTAAATGTATATAGGCGTTTTCAAACTCATCTTTAAATAATTCTCTTATACCGGTACTAAAAATGGTCGAGAACACTTGTGGTTCAGGTTTTTGAGGTGTTCTGTATTGAAACCTTAGATAATACTTATGGGCTATGCTTCCATGATAAATATATGGAAAAAATATCTTACTCAAATTATCACCACCAACGTTATAGTTACTTTAATAATACCAAACATTGGTTGTTTTTATTAATTTATTTGAGTCCTAGATAAAAAAAGCATCTATATCAGCTTGTGAAGCTTGTCTTTCAGATTTGTTTCCAGAGATAACTTTCATTTCAAGTTGAACCAATTCAAAGTATGTTGTTAAGTCAAAGTACTTTGAGTCTTCAATCGATATACCTAGATGAGCCAAGTTAAAGATAATGTTTGAGGTTGCACCAAACTCGGGCTCATCATTTGGACTGTGGGGATGGTTTGGTGCCTTTTTGTAGAGTGCCTAACATCTCCCCGATGGTTTGAGATAAGATACCAAGTTCTTCTGTATCACTAAGAATACCAAAATCAAGTGCCATCAAGAAGTCATTATAGGAAGTCTTACTGAATGGACGATGAAGCACGTAGATGATTCGGAAGATCGTATCGATCACAAGCGAGAAATCTTCTTCCTTGATGTTCTTACCCTTTTCAAGTTTTTTGATATCACTGAAGAGTTCAGAACCGAACACATTACGATAATCGATGATTGTGAATAGTGACGAATGGAGCTTATACTCCTTGTCACCGAGTTTAATTACTTTTTCCATACTTCAATCCTCCTTAGATGAATGTAGGTAACACTGGCGATGTTGATAAAAAGTTCGTATAGTTTGTATCCCCAACACTTGCGATAACACGAAGGATCAGATTATTACCTGACTCGATCGGGCGAGCGGTGATGTTAAGAGAGATTGAATTGGCTTCAATGGAGTCAGCTTTCGATTTGCTTGCGTCTCCTGAAGGTGTAGCTGTACATAGGTAATACCAAATGCGACGTGCTTTTGCATCGCCTTGGATCTCATAACCCAATGCGAAGGTCTTGGTTTCATTGTTGACAACTTCAACAAAGTTACCGTTGGTGTCTGTCTTGAATCCAAAGATATCTTTCTTAAACTCATCATCAATCTCTGTAAACTTGAGCGTGACGGTTGAACCTGAATTAGATACTAAGGTTGCGATAACCTTATCGTCTGCATAGACTTGTGAACTACCACCGATGATTTCAGTAGTGATTTCTTGAGCACCAACTAGACGCTTTGGTGTTCCAAAAGTCCAGGAACCATCTACTGCAATTGTAGCGAGTGCATAGTGAACATTGGTAAGTCCGAATGTGACTTTATTACTCATATTTTATTTCCTCCTGTTTTATTTCATAAACTCGGGTTACAGAGTTATCGTCATTGACGTACTCAGTAATCATTTGATAATTTAACCCTGATTGATTTAGAGCTGATTCTAGTTGCTCTTCGATGATCGGGTTTTTTGATTCTGTGACAAGTGTGATTTGATAGGTGATGATACGAACTGCTGATTTGTTATCTGCATAGGTTTGAACTCTATCACTGATTTCTTGATAGACAATAAATGGGTAAACATTGAATTCGTTTGCATCGACAATGTTCGTTCCATAGGTGACCTTGTTGGGTAAAATACTATTAAGTAACAGGAATATTTGTTCTAGAAAACTCAAGAAGATCCACCTCTTTCAATAATCGATTTGAGTTTCTCAACCATATCCGGTGCGAATGCATCGAAAGCTGGACGCATGAACGGACGTGGTCCGACAAATTTCCCACCTCGATGTGTAAATCCAAACTCAAGTAAATGAGTTAACCTTCCTTTAGTGCTTGAATAGATAGCGATTCTTTTGTTGATACCCTCACCTTCAGGAATAGCAACAAACGATTCCGCAAACCCATATGCCTGACCACTCTTTGGTGCTTTTGATTGAATATAGGCCAATACTTTATCTGAGGTTTCGTCTAGAACTTTTTCAATTTCTTTGATGACATCATCTGCATAAGATTCGACAAGCTCACTAATTCCAAGTGCTAATTCATCCAATGAGACCATCGATATCACCTTTTTTAATCTTTGTTTCAACAAAGTAAAGCTCAATAAATTGACCACTGATGTAAGTTCGCTCGATTTTATAAACTTTTGATTCAATCAATGCATGTCTGGACCCATCATATAAGAAGCTTTGAATCTTGACTGCAACATCAATTCTGATGTCTGTTTTCTTGCTTTCATAATATTCTTTTGAGGTAACTGATAGATTAATCCCAATAACCTCTTTAAAGCTTGTAAGTATTAGAGTTCGATTACCTATAGAATCTGGTGTGTTGTTTAGTTTTAGAAGCGTTAATTTGATGTTAGGTGAACTTGGAAACATTAGGAAGTACTTCCTTTCGTGAATGATAGCTGCTTGATGAGCATTTCAAAACTCTTAGGTAGTTCCTTCACAGATCCATCGTTCTTAAAGCCAAAGAAAGTCTTGCAGTAAATAAGGATAAGGGAATCCACAATTGGGACTCCCTCACCATTTACGACATCATCGGCCACACCTACTGAACGAATGAGTTCTTTACAAGCCTCAATATGAGACAACAACTCCTCATCAGCATATGTTTCTGTTAGAGGAATCAAGAGTGCTTTCTTCACTGTATCGAGTATGGCCATGATTTAGTTCCTCCGATTAGGCAACAGCTTTCTTCTTGATTCGAAGGAAACCCTTATAACCTACCACATTACCACCAGTGAATACGGATGCTTTGTAGCAGATAATGCCGTCTTTAAATTTGTAGTCTGTCGATTTGCCGATTTCAACCGGTGAGAAGATTGGCACTTCATAGTTCTTTAGAGAACCATAAGCCATCGCATACTCACCTGCAGTGGTTGCACTGTCAGCGATCGCTTTGCAATGTGAGTTGATCACATAAGGAATGCCATCGATGGTTTGATTGATGTAATCAACGGTATGAACCTTACGACCTTCGGAAGTACGAAGACCAGCAAATGCACGCAAGTCATTCTTATTTAGGATAAGAACTGCACCACCTTCGACTTCTTCATCGCCACCATAAGCAAAGATGATGTCATCTAAAGTTGTGTCAGTGATTGCTGACAGTTCGACTGGTGTCGTATCTGCTAGTGCAACTGCTTGATCACTAAAAATCCCTGTGAATGTATTGGATGTACCAGCACCACGAAGGATTTGTTCAGAGATTTTCTTTTTCAATGATACATTGATGTTCTTGAGAACTTCTGATTGATATGGAATGCTTGGAAGCTTCTCAAGTTCTTCTGTGATTTCGGTGTAGGCAGTAATCTTAACCTTCGTAATGGTGACATAGCCAAATGCAGGTTCAGTCTCAGTGTATGCTGCACCTTCAGCTGTTGTTCCAGCAATGCCATTCGATTTCACAAAGGATTTCTTGTAGGTTTCACCACCATTAAGATTAATGATATTGACCTTATCCACCAATGTGGATACTTGAGCATATGGAACTGGTGCGAGGTTGTTTGATACGGTTTCAGGAACCAAAACTTCCGAACTGGACACTTGGATAACTCGATTTTCACGGAGCTGTTTACCGCGTAGTTCTAGGGTTTCCTTATTGTCAGTGCGTGTATCAATGACAATCGGTTTGATTTCTACTTTGGATGCAATCATCATCTTTTTATCGATGACAGAGCGTTCCTCTTGTAGGGTATTGCATTCAGTATCGAATGCTTCCAATTTTGTTACATCTGATTCCGCTTCAACAAGTGAGCGAATCTCAGTTAAGCGTGCTTCAATTTCTTTACGTCTTTTTTCTAAATTCACGATTTTTCTCCTTTTGATTTAGTAGTTTGTTTTGATACGGATCTTCTTTTTCATCACTTCAACATGTTGTTTCTGCTCTTCTAACTCCATAGCCTTTAGTTCTACATCCATAGACTCTAAGGAACGAGCATATATACTAGTTGAATCGTAGGCTGGAGTGTCAACGACTGAGACATCATAGAGCCTTCCGATTTTAGTGATGGTACGTTTAGGGATTTTGCCTTCCTTATTCCAGGACTGTTCTTCAACAGTGAAAGCAAAACTCATCTTATCAAGTAGGCCACTGCGGACCATCTTGTAGATGTCCTGGTTCGATTGGGTGTCGACTAATTCAGCTTGTACTTTTAGCCCAATGTTATCGACCGATAATGTCAGTGATTTATTCTTAGTTCGAGCGATGATAAGGAAGGAATCCATATGGTTGTATTTCATAGGGACATCTTTCATTTGGGTATTTTCAAGAGCTCGATGATCGATAGATTCAACGAAACCGTACTCTTCATTTCCGATGAGTGTTTCCTGGTTGAACGCAATAGCATAACCTTCTAAGGTCATCTTACCTTCTGCTTCTTCAAACTTAACATCCGCAAGTCTTGTCTCTTTAATCATTGGTTCTCACCTCTATTTTTGGTTTGATAGGTTTTCCTTCAAGGGTGTATTCAAGTTCTGAATCCTTGTAGTGAAAACTTGTAATCTTGTTCTGTTTGCAAAACTCATCAATGATTTGTGATTTTGCTTTCTGTGTTTCTAGAATCACTTTGAGTGCTTCTTTTGATATTGTTCCATTAACTGTGACTTTCATCTTTGTTCTCCTCACCAATTTGGTATTTGTTTGCCTTATCTGCATCCACAAAGTTGAGCGATTGCAGTCGCTTGTTTCCACCCTCAATAGGTTCTAGTCCAAGCAAGGCTCTGGATTCATTTAAGGTCATGATCCCTAGGCTCATCAGTTTTTCGATGGCACTCACTTTTGTATTCCAGCTTGCATACTGCAATCGTTCACTATAGAAAATAATCTCTTCACCACGAGTTAACTCATTTTCGGTGAGCAATCCCAAAGAAAAAGCCTCAGATAGCTGAATGGCTAGAGGCTCAATGGTTGACTCATAAAACGAGTTGAAATCTTCTTCACTATATTTGTTTGCGAAGATTGGTGCTGATACGCCAAAATAGTCGAGTATTTTGGATTGTAAGAATTCGAGTGTTTCTTTGTCGATCAACTTGGGATCTACTGTTAAAGGTATGTATTCAGATTTTAAGTCAATCGGGATAATCGAGCTTCCTTTAGTACTGATAGAATCGTTGAGTGCTATATCAAAGAGCTCTCTTTGTTTCTTCTTGTCTGCTTCTGAAAGCATCCCATTCATCTTGATGATTCCTTTAATTTGCATGGATGACCTGACTGCGTTATCGATACCTTGAAGCACATTCTCATTGATTGAGATTGTTTTAAGAATCGCTTCATGATCGCCTGACGATCCATTTCCACCAAAGATATCATTGGAAGCAAAGTACTTCCTCAAGTGGATGACGTTCTCATAAGGCAGCAAAAATTGTTGTCCATCCTCAAAGTAAAACTTCAAATAGTAACCGTCTGCATTATCTACTATTGCTTCTACCAAAATCGGTCGGAGTGGATAGAGTGCTTTAAGCCCACCATTCAACGAATCAAACATTGGATAAACAAATGCATTATCATTCAGTAGCAATAGCGTAATTACTTTATAGATAAAGTCGTAAGGTGTCATGAGTGAGTTAGGCTTGTGCTTCAATAAAAAAGACAGTCGACCTTGTTTCTCGGTTACTGTCTTGTCTGCTTTAGTTTTGATGTATCTTGGTTTGAGTTTTGCACATTGGCTCGCAACCCTATCGATACATATCTTAACCACATCACTTTTGGATATGTTGTTACCAAAAGGTGTGAAGAATGTATTGTTTTGATTTAATAACTGGAAGGTGTTTGTTGAACCTTCTTTTTTCTTTCTAGTAAATATCCCCATCATCACATCTCCTTGGACATATTATGCTTTTTATTCTAGGTATATTCCATAATATTCTGCAATTTTTCTTAAATTCATGATAAATAATTGAAAATCAACTGTGTCGACATCTAGTTTTGCTAATTTAGTGATTTTATTAATATACTCAAGGTTTCCATCATATACTTTTACTATTTCATTATTAAGTGAATAAATTGAAGGGTATAGTTCCGAGAAGCATAGTATCAAGCCAACATGACGGACAAAATTATACAATACCTTTACTGCAGAACCTGGATAAGATTTTTTTAGATTTGATATGCTTACCGATAATGAATATTTACTATTTTCGAATATAGTGCCAATCATTGACAAACAATCAAGTTGTAAACTCACACTCCCATTTAATAGTTTCTGATTTTTTAGGAATTTAAAATAAGTTAAATATCCTATTTGTTTTGCTCTCATCTCAGAGTAAAAATATAGCGCAAGCCAATAATCATGATTGGTGATTGCTTCAACTTTCGAATGTGTGTATTTCTTTGAAAATGATAGATAGTCGACCAAATGAATCAGTTCATGTGAAATAGTTTCAACCATTTCATAGCTTTTTTGTAAATCTTTTCTAATCAAAATATAAAAATAACCGTTATCAGGTAATGGTATAACCATTGACCCCAAACTATCTACTTCATCCGAAACAACATCAGTTCTTAATTGTCTCTTACGAGATAAAACATCAACTACAAATTCAAATCTAATTAAGTTCTTAATCTCGTTAATACAATGAAACTGAATACTGATTTCATCAATAATTAAATTTGTTAATTCTATATGATCCATAAATATCACCTTCACTAAATTATAGCATATTTTCGTAATCAGTTTTATATCGATTTAAAACTGCATATGCGATAACAAGTGCAACAGTTCCATCAATTCGCTTGTATTTGGAGTTAAGTTTCGAAGGTTGAATATTTCCATTCAAGTCAACTTTGGCTTGGGTGTTAGACAAGCACCATTTCATGATCTGATTATTGTCGTAGTTGATCAACTTATTCTTTAAATCTGCTTCCAATTGTTTCATTGGTTCAGATAAAGAGTAGACACCTTGACGAACCTTCTCCATGTTAAATCCTAGCTCTTCCATTTCTTTAATCCAATATTGCGAATTCCAGGGATCGAATCCTACCCAAAGAGGTCTAATTTGGTGCTCATGAATCATCTTCATAAACCATTGAGTCACCAATGAGAAATCATTCTGGCTTCCATCGGTGAGTGTAATTAACCCTCGTTTAATCCAAATATCATATGGGACGTTATCCTCTTCTATGCGTTTCTTAACAACATCACTTGGCATAAAGAAATGTGCTAAAACATACTTCTTGTTGTCATCCTTTTTCTGAATGACTAGAACAGCTGCAGTTAAATCGGTAGTTGATGATAAATCTACTCCACCGATAGCATAAGAGTTCTTGAGTGTGTTTAACTCATACTTGGCTTCATTGTTCAAATCGTCAAATGACAGCCATGCACCTTGATCGACTTGTTTGATATTGAAGTCTTTACATAACATCGTAACTCTTGTTGAATGATCATTCTTCGATTTATTCATGACATCTTCCAAATATGAAGTCAGTTTCACTACACCTATACTTGGATTTGATTTCTGCCAATTCCTAGAATCGTCATATATTTCCTGAGTATTGTCTTGGGTATATAACCAAGGAAGCACTCGCTCATCGCTTATTTCACCTTTTAGCATCTTCCTTGCATAATCTAATTTGTTATCAAGAAAGCCTCCTACTGTAGTCCCTTCGGTGGTGATAATGAATATTAATGGTTCTTTTTTAGTTGATTGGCTTTGCTTGATAGCATCATAGACTTTTGAATCCGTCATTTCATGGACTTCGTCAATACAACCAACCTCGATGTTATAACCGTCTTTGTTTCTACTCTGAGCAGACAATTTTTTGATTTTATTCTTTGTCCTTGGAGAATAAATAAAGAAAATATTTTTTTTACTACGCTTCTCATTGGACAGTGCAGGAGATTGCTCTCGCATGTTGTTGATTTCTTCGAAGAGAATATTGGCTTGTTCACTTGTATTGGAAGCACATACGATATCAACACCACCTTTTGATAAAAAGAACTCAGCAAGGTCAATACCAGCGATAAAGGTGGTCTTTCCATTCTTGCGAGCAATCAATAATATGACTTCATTAAATCTTCGTAAACCAGAATCCTTCAATTTGAATCCATAGGCGGTTTGAATGATTGCTTTTTCCCAAAGCTCTAATAAAAACGATTGACCATTAAATGGTGACTTTGTGTGTTTACAAAAGGTTTCTATAAAATCAATTCGAAGATTCCCTGGTGCTTCATCAAAAACATATCTCGGGTTTTTCAAATCCTGAATCAATGTATCTAGCTGTTTTTTTAATTCCTCACCAACTAGAATGTTTCCATCTACTATTTGACGATAGTATTCAATTAAGTAGTTCATTAGGTGTTTGCTTTCTTAAGAAACTCATCGAATGCATCATCACCATCAATAACATTCTTACCCATGATTGAGTTCAGTGTTTTGATGACTGTTCCATATGAATTAATGAGTTTAGTATAATATTTAGCAGCTTCTGTCTGTCTTTGAGCACCTTTACTTGAAACTTGAACTGCACCATGTTTTCTTATTTGCTTTTGAAGAATGCCAAGTTCAACCTTCATGAAGGCAGCTTGCTCAAGTAGGTTATCTACCAGTTGAGTTTTGGTTTCATCAACGGAAGAAAAAAGCGACCGCAGTCGCTCTAGTTCTATATTGATATCTTTTAGTTTAGACACAACAACACCTCATTCGAATATAGCTTCTGGACATATCATAACCGGTCCTACTGCATTCATTCCAAAGACTCTATTTGCTAGGTAATTGAACTCCATATTGTGTATCATTCCCTCTTCATTGACTAGAACGATATGACCAGGAATCCTCAAAGGATAAACCTCGATATATCCTTTAACTTGTTCTTGAAGTTCATTCAGTTCGAATGCGGAACACTTTGGTTTTATAAAAAAGATGGAATTATCAGTATTTAGTACTAGAGCCTTGTCTTGATAGATGCCACTTAAAAACAATCTAAGAGGAATCACACTTGACCTGTTGCATTCTGAACAGCACTCTTCATTTCCAATTGGGTGGGCATTGTGTGAGTCACCCAAGATTTCTTTATTGCACAAGCTGCATATCATTGTTAATTACCTCTAATAAGTCTTCCTCTGGGATGATTGCTAAATCTCCCCATGTGCCATGTAGTTGATCAAGTCCGTCAATGTATTCAATGACTCCTTCTCTACCGTTATAATGATCTTCACCTTTCATATCGATGATTCTGATTTTATCTCCAATTTTGAACATGATAATTACCTCCTAAGGTTAGTAATATATATCACTCTAAAGAGAGAAGATAGCAAGTAAAAAAGCGACCTAAGTCGCTCGTTTACGATAGTCTTGGTAACAATATTAAATAGACACTACCATTTTCACTACTCTATCCTTTAATAGGTTTTTTTGAGTCGTTTAGTTCTTCTTTAGTAAAACCATCAGTGATTTTTCTTGTTCCAATTTCAGTTTTGGTGATATCAATAATTCTCTTATCTTCTGGTTTGTTTAGAGTTGGTTTATCACTTTGTTTATTATTATTTTCTGGCATAAGTGTATCTCCTTTCACAATATTTTAAAACCAATGACTATTGATAATATGATTGTAACCAATAGCATGAAAAGTGTAACAACATATAATCTACCTAAATTTTCCAATGTTGCTTTAATCTTATCTGTGGCATCTGAGTATGCTCTAATAAATAACACCTTAGAATAATATTCTTCATCGACAACTAATTTGTCATCGAATAAGACTATTGGTTTTGATGCATTTCCAGAGTTCTCTAATTCATTAATCCTCTTATTAAATGTATTGAACACATTTTCTAGATCATAAGATGTATTTAGTGTGAATATAACTCCAAAAAGTATAATGCTTAATAAGGCGGAACTGACAAATAATATTTGTACAAGAATTTTTGACTCCATATAAAGCTGAACAAAAGTAACATCTGATCTTGATTGTAAAGTAATTATTATGCCTAATAATGCAAGTAAGAAAGTAAATATTGATATCGTTCTATCCCTAAATATTTGTCTTGAATCGCGAATTCGTTCAAAAGCAGAAATCGCTGCATTTAAGTGTATATCAATAAAGCCTTTTGCGTTTTCTTGTAACATAAACTAACACTCTCTTTCATTTTAAGATAAGTTTTTTTCTCTATTCTAATACATGATAAGGTCATAATGAGATGAGAGTAAAAACCGAATTTCCAAAATTTTGATGCTGCATTTTTTAATTGCCACCCTGTACGGTACCTATATTATAACAAATTGGTATTAGTGGGGGGATACATAAAAGCATTCACCTATCAAATAAGTGAATGCCTTTTAACAAATATTAGTTAAAAACTACTGAAACACCAAGTTGACTCACAATATTATCAATTTTAATTGTTAAACTTGTTGTTCCATCGCCTGCAAAATTAATCCCTACTAAGCCATAATTAACACTTCGAGGGTAGTATCTAACAAGAGGTCCACCACTGTCTCCACCTTCGAGTACAATTGAAGTTTCGATTAAATCATAGAAATATTCACCAGAAATAGTTTCAGCCGTATCAACACTTAGTACTTGACCATATTGATAATTAGTTGTCACACCATGAGATTTGACATTTGAACCTTCAACAACGTAGTCTAACCATTTTATGTAATAAGTACCACTTGATTGTCCAACTTGATGAATTTCGTTTGATACTCCCCATGTATTTTGATCACTGAACGGCACAAATGCTGCATCAACTGTTCCGCCGAAAATCGAAATGTTTGCTTTCCCAATAAAAACGTTGCCGTTAGTGAACATTGAATAATCATAAGGTGCAACATGTGAGTTCGTGACGATACCATTTAAGCCATTTCTTGTAGCATTAAACCCAACGGTTCCATACCATTGATCAAACCAGATGAAGAGAATTTTCTTTCTGTATTTAATCTTGTCAGCTGAATATACATACGATAATAGTTTTCTTTCTTCCTTAATTGAAATTTCAATCATATTTGAAGCATAGTCCTTATATGTCATATCGAGAAAAGTAATGACATCGATTGCTGACTCAGAATCATTTACGGTTACTTTAAGTTTGTTTTCTGATTGATCGATCGATACAGCAGAAATGTTTAAATCAGTCATCTTTAGTAGGTAGTCTCTCATTATTTTCAATTCGATGAGTGAATATACCTTTTCTTCAAAAATGTAGCTATTTGATTTTATGCCAACACTATCCAAATGCTCTTGATAAGCTTTTTTTACTTCATCAAAGGATAGTATACTCGTTACTTTTAGTCCTAAAACAATATCGTTCGATTCATTTAAGTATATACCCGCATAACTTTTAAGCAAATAATCATTTTCACTACCCTGCCAAGTAGCTATCTGATTATTGATCTTTAAAGCAATGTCGGTATTCTCATAATTCTTAATTTCCGATAACTCATTTTCATTGTATGAATCACTAGAATCACTCGCATTAATAACTGAAGCATTAAACATGAAAATTAATAGCGCCAATAATACTAAAATAATTTTTTTACTCATTATTTACTTCTTCTCCTTTGTGTTTAGTCATAAACTTCAATTTAATATAGCGAAATATCACAACTACAGTGGGAAGTTAGTTTAAGATCAAAATATCACATTACAAAAATAAATCGATTAATTCTTTTGTTCTTTTCCATTCAAACTTACAGTTTGCTAAGAAACTCACCCCTTCCTTCGTAATAGCGTAGTACTTTTTTTTTGGCAGATTATCATTTTTCACCCAATATGATGTGATATATCCGAATTTCTCTAATCGTTGAAATGTTGTATATAGTGTTGCTTCATTAAATATAAGACTATGATTGGTTCTAGTTTCAATTATTTTATTTATTTTGTAACCATATAAATCCTCATTAGAAAGTATAGAAAGAATTATCTTCTCTGTATATCCTCTTAATGTGTCACCAAATATTACATTCTTGTTATCGTTCATAAACTATTTTTTCAATAACTCCCAAGAACTTTGTATGCATTAATGAGTACATAAACCCAATAACAGTAACCATTAGAGGAATTAGCAGGCTTATTCTATTTTCAGATAAGAATAATAACAATATTTGAGACAATATTAAACTCAATAATACAAAGCCATATAATGAAAACCATAATCTGAGCGAAAAGATTTTAGTGCATATTAAATATATTCCTACTGCAAAACTTCCCACAAATGCAATGTAATTTGGTATCATAGCTTGATAAAATCTGCCTTCGAGTAGATAAACCCAAAAGTGTACAGAATCAATTAAGACCAAATCTCCCTGAAAATCAATACTTGGAATCAACTCATAAACTTGCACATTACTAATCAAAATCAATGCAAAAACAAAAGTCAACGTTAAAAATATAGACAAGGTTCTACTAATTGAAAATGTGGTTTTCTTAATTTGTCCTGTTGTAATCTTTGTTTTGCTTTTATTAATGTTTATCTTTGAAATTTGACTATTTGTCCATAACCTTTTTTTCATGATTATTAGTGATAAAGGATAACCTATAATAAACACCCCAATTAGGAGGATAACTATAAAGGTTACAATTACAAACCATAATGGTGATACTTTAGTTAACCAATCAATTATACTAATACTTTTAATGTCTAGTAATAACCTGAAAAGTAAGTCCCAAACAAATATTGTGTAGGAAAAAATCAATAGAACAACACTATAACTTAATAGTTGATTAGTTAATTTTGATCTTATATGTTTTGATTCTTCAGATTCAATATTATCCATTTGTCTATCATTTTCATCCAATTTTGAAAGTTCAAATGTGAAGTATAAGAAAGCGAAAGTGTAAAGAATGTACCCGATTGGACTAAAGAAAAACATAAATACTGTACCAGTTAATATCATTACAAACAAAATCATTAGATTCTTTTTATACCAACGTGTTGGATTACTAGAGATGTCGTTAAGCATGGAAATGGCAAAACTACCTGTTTGCAAAATAGTTTTTTTATACGCATCCTCTTCACTCAACCCAGACGAAATAAGTTCAAAGTAACGTTCAGTTAGGTTTGATGTTATCTCATCAACAACTTCTTTTCTATTCTTAAAACTGTATTGTTTAATCTCATTATTCACATATAATCTAATCCTGTTTTGCATAGAAATTCCTCCATAATTAACTCTACAGGTACCTAGCCTGCCTATGTAGATTATATATTGAATTATATATGATGTCAATAATTATTATTGCATTTTCCTAATTAACCATATTTCCTAGTTTATCGAATCTATTAATTTTACTGAAACGTTTGTGTTCCCTATTATGGCATTCCCTACAAAGTAGTTCCAAGTTTTCTTGATTAAGGCTGATGGATGAGTCATTCACATTATCAACAGTGAGTCTCTCCTTGTGATGGACTTCGATTCCAACATGTCCACATCGCTCACAAAGACTATTGACTGACACTATCTTCAGTTCACGTGCAGCAAACCATGCAGGTGACTTATAGAAGTTATGCAGAACCTTTGGCTTTTTCATAGGCTTCTTTTAGTTCAGCTACTTTTGCTTCTACATGCTCCCATCGAACAGATAAATCTTCACGTCCCATGTGTCCGTAAGTTGCTAACTTATGAAACTTCACTTTATCGAATTCTAATTCCTTTCGAATGTTTGAAGGAGTGAAGTTGAAGTTTCGTCTAACTAACTCAAGCAAGTCTTCATCAGAAATTTTCCCAGTACCAAACGTATCAATCGAGACTGCGACTGGATTTGCTACTCCAATTGAATAAGACACACAGACTTCGCACGTGTCGGCCAATTCTGCCGCTACAACGGCTTTTGCTACGTATCTGGCATAATAACTCACACTGCGGTCAACCTTGCTTACGTCCTTCCCAGAAAAGGCTCCACCACCATGTTTAGCGTATCCACCATAAGTGTCTACGACTATCTTTCTACCAGTTAATCCTGAATCACCATAAGGACCACCAATAACAAATGCACCTGTAGGATTAATTAGTACATTAATACCGGTTAGATCCTTACCAATTAGTGGTTTGAGCACTTCATCTGTGATGATTTCTTTTGCGAGTGATAGGCTTGCTTCTGGTCTCGTTTGAGCTGAAACAATAATAGTGTCATATGCGAATGGTTTCCCATCAACATATCTAACTGATACTTGGCATTTACCATCAGGACCAAAGATGTGATTGTACTTTGTTTTTCTAAGTGTATCGATTTCTTTTGCAATCTCATGTGCTACTACAATAGGTAGTGGCATGAGTTCAGGTGTTTCGTTGCATGCGAATCCGTACATCATCCCTTGATCACCAGCACCTTGTTGATGATCCAGGGTTTCATTAACACCTTGTGCAATATCAGGTGATTGTTTTGATATCTTTTCTAATACACAGAACTCTTCAGTGTACCCGATTTCTTTAAGTACTTTTTTTACGATTTCTGAATACTCTACTGTTGCGGTTGTTGTTACCTCACCAAAGATAACGACTAAGTCATCCTTGATAGCTGTTTCTACTGCGACTCTAGCTGCTTGGTCTTGTCCCAAAATGGCATCTAGTATTGCATCACTAATTTGGTCACATATTTTATCCGGATGTCCACTAAAGACCGATTCACTTGTTATGATTTTCATGTTGTCCTCTTTCTAGCAAGAAAAAGGAAGCCTTGGCTTCCATAATTTGCTTTGATTTGTATTTTTTTATCTTAATGCTGCCTTCGGTAGGTAGGCTGTGTATCTGGCGTAATGGTATCCTTCACTTTCAATTAAAATACCAAAATCATATGAATCTGATGTCACATAGATACAATGAAATACTTCATTTTGGTCACAGTACATGTGTTCAAGATTCTCTTTTATGAAATCGTAGTCATTCAGTGGATCCTTAATGAAACACTCGAACAAGTCTTTATCAATAACTAATTGTTTTTCAATAACGAACTCATCCTGAGGAATGAGTTCATTTGAGGTTGCTTTACGTATAAAATTGATTTTCATTTTGATAATCCTTCTACTCTATTATCCATGCAGTATAAACACTTCGGTAAGTGCAGTCCCAAGTATCTAAAATGACACCATCTTTACAAACTGTTATGTGTCCAGTCATTTTAAGCACGAAGGTTCCCTTTGGATAAAGCTCAGTAAAATCAGTACCTTTGATTCTTGGTTGACCCTTGATTGCTTTAAATATCAATCTCGGTCTGTTTTCAAAATACTTATATAAGCATTCGGTATCTTTATAACTAGCAAACTTCCATTCTCGTTTGAACTGGTTAAGCTCTCTTCTGCACTCCATGTAGTCTTTATTCATAGCTGTGCTGATGGCTCTTACGACACAATCGGTTGTTTTGATTCCCTTTGGATGAGCGTTGTATTCCATAAACATTACTTTATCCATCCTTGATTCAACCATTTAACAAGTTCTCTTGATGAGTTTGATTCAAATACTGGTTTCTCAAATCCATCCAATCTTTCGTAGGCTGTATACTTGAAATCGTTCCAAATACAATCAATCTGAACTACGATAAGATTGTTGTTTGTTTCAATATCTGCGATTCTGAAATCATCGTAGAGTGGACCGTTTAACGGGCAGTTGTTCTTAAACCACACATAACATGTCTCAAGGTCAACTTTTCCACCAGCTTTGATTTGCTTAATGATGTTACCCATCTTTTTTGTTTTATTTGCTAGACTTGAATCCTTACAAAACCAATCGAACCATCCAGCTTTGATTTGTGTTTGAGTATCTTTTTTATCGAACTCACCTTGATTAAAGTTTTGAATCCAATGACTAAGCGTTATTTGCTTTTCCATTGCTGAATCCTCCTACTTCATCTTTTCTGATAAATGCTGAGTATCTAGCATAGCTTGCGCCATCGGCTTGAACTAAGATTCCATAATCTATTTCTTTAGCGGTTACTATAATTGCGTGCCAAACGTTATTGCTATCTGTGTACATCAAATTTTTATGTTCTTTTATGAAGTTGTAATCACCAAGCATATTATCAATAAACTTATTAAACTGCTTAAGTGGTAATTCAACTAACTTTTCAATTACAAAGACATCCTGCGGTACAACTTGTTCTTTGCATGTATTCGTTTCAAATCTAACTTTCATCGTTAACTCCTCTTTCCTAACCTTATTGGGTTACTATATATATCACTCTAAAGGCTATAAATAGCAAGTCAATTCGACGAGTTTTGCTCACTATAGAGACAAATTCTGAAAGTTATCAATTTTGTTTAAATCTATCTTCTTACCACCACGGATCAGATAGCAATTATCAGATGATCCTTTGTGTCTTATATATCTTTTTACAATCACATCTACGAATCTTTCATCGAGTTCCATTGAAAATGATTTCCTTTGAAGCTGATCGGATGCAATCATAGTTGATCCTGAACCACCAAACAAATCCAAGACACATTCATTCACTCTTGATGAATTTGCAATCGCTCTTCCACAGAGTTCGAGAGGTTTCATTGTTGGATGGTCTTCATTTCGTTTGGGTTTGTTATATTCCCAAATGGTGTCTTGTGTACGGTCATCTATAAAGTAATGAGCTGCTCCTTCTTTCCAACCATAAAGAATTGGCTCATGTCTCCAGTGATAATCTTGTCTACCTAACACGAGTGCATTCTTAACCCAGACCAAGCACTCCGCCAATTTGAAACCAGCATTTTTGAATGCAGTTCTAAAGTTGATACCTTCAGTATCTGCATGACAAACATAGATGGCACCACCAGGTTTTGTTGCTTCAAATATATTGGTGAATGCTTCAAATAAAAAAAGATAGAAGCTATTGTCTTCCATCTTGTCATTTTTAATCTTTCCGGCTGTACCTTCATAATCTACATTATATGGTGGATCGGTAAAGATCATATCAATCTTTTGTCCATCCAGGAGTTTTTCTACATCTTGTTTCTTGGTTGAATCTCCACACATAACTCTGTGATTACCTAATAAATAGATATCTCCAAGTTCTGAATAAGGTGTTTCACTGATTTCATCTGAAGGATCAAAATCATCATCACTTGCATTATCTGGAACATCTGACTCTAATTCTTCAAAACCAAATTGAAGCATATCAATATCGATATTCGAGAGTTCTTCTTCAAGTTTAGTAAAATCCCATGTAGCGAGTTCTGCGGTCTTGTTATCTGCCAAACGAAAGGCCTTAATTTGCCCTTCTGTGAGGTCATCAGCAACAATACAAGGAACACTTGCTAATCCTAGCTTAAGGCTTGCTTTGAGCCGAGTGTGGCCGGCAATAATGACTAGCTCTTTGGTGATCACAATCGGAACCTTGAATCCGAACTCTTTGATACTATTAGCTACTGCATCAACAGCAGCATCATTATTTCTTGGGTTGTTTTCGTATATTAACAACTCCGAGGGTTTCTTCATCACTATGTTCATTAATCCAAGTTTCCTCGCCTTTTTCTATGCGTTTCAGCATGATGTCTATTTCTTCTTTACGTTCGTTGTATTCACGTCCGAACTTAATAATTAATAAGTATTTGATAGCATTAAAATCGGGTAGAGCTTTCTTCTTGGTTTTAACAAGTTTCTTCTTCGTCCCCGCAGGTGTTTCTTCAATGATGGTTTGTACTTCCTCATACTCCATACCAACTGCTCTTTGGAACAGTGCGTCCATGAGTTTATACTTAAGTTCATCATCACCATTGATAAATGCTTGATTTAGCCTTGGATGCGCACGCTTTAATTTAATCAAAGTGTTCTCACTTAAGTTCATAGCTTTGGCGATATCCTTTTGGATAATCCGCCTAGCTACCATATCTTGAATGCTTTTTATTCTTTCATCAAGTACTCCATCAGCCTCCCATTGCTGATACGTATCCAGTACCTTTGGCACATCGATTCCAACCTTTCAGGGTTCAGTAATTTTATCCAAAACTGAAGTTATCCAAGGGTTGAATACTACATATTTTTCTGCAAAAGAAAAGAAACCCCCATGATTGAGAGTTTCTATCTTCTAGGCTTCATTTAGAGCCAGTATTCCACGCTAATTGTAGTATATGTAATAAGTCAAATTTTGTCTACATGCCAGCGGCACACTAACCATTGAAAATTGCTGTTTTAGTGCTTTTTTTCCCGTATCTGTTGAAATATACTTAACAACTACTTGAACATGGCTTGTTCTTGTATTGTTAATAACTTGGCATTACCGTTCACAAGGATTATCGGTAAAGAAAGAATTAAACGTAAGCATATGAATCTAAAAAGGGGAAACGTGATCCATATGCATATATATAAAACTTATATTAATCTATTCGTTAGTCTCCAAAGGATTTGGAAAATTCATAGGTTCAATGGTAATTGGACCTCCTCCTCCACCTCCGCCACCACCAGTTGATGGTATTCCAGGAGATAATGTTCCATTTTTAAATGAAATGAAATCAGTTAAATTCCTGATTGCATACACTTGTCCTCGTGAGTATGATCCACTTTGTGTCACTCCGATGGAAGTTCCGCTGTACAGAAAACCTTCTAAAGTGTTTTCAGTCACCAGATCAATGTAATAATTCCAAACACCTGTTATTGTATATTCATGTTGATATTGATATCTTAATTTAATATGAACTATTTCACTCGGAGATGTGTTTTGATCTGCTTCGAGTGCAGCCATCAGTACATAAAGGTAATTAAGCAATGATTCCTTTCTATCACCCCAAGTTGCTGGAAATAGTGCCGGTACAATAAAGCCTGCTCCAGTAGTACTTCCAGTCAATACTATACCTAGAATCTTTGTTTGAGGAGTCGGAATAGTGCCTATTACTGTACCTAAAATTTTAATACCACCAGTGATATACTCGAAAGTAAGAACAATTTCCTGATTTGCTGCTACTTCATCTTCTAGAATTTCTGCCATATCCCAGAGAATTTGGTATAGTTGAATTCTCATCTGAATATCCCAAATATAGACTACTGTATCAACAACTTTTGAATCGACAGCATATTCAGCCAATTTCTCATGAAAAGGATTAGCGTACTGATTTATGAAGTTATATTGTGTAACTAATGTGCTTCCAACAAACACTTTATTTTCAATACCAAATGAGTTTAAACCAAATGGTTCAATATCTGATTGCCAAATTGCAGCCTTTGCTCCTGCATTTTTTAATGATTGAATGCTCACATTGCTTCTTGCCTGTAATGTCTGACCAATATATAGTCTATAGAAATTTGTTTCATCCCAATCATCCGATTGGTACGGATATACTCGTACAAAATAAGTTCCAGGAGTAACATTCTTAATAATCAATTCACCTTGACCATCTCCACCTATTTTTGCTTGTGCAATTCTAGTTACATCTTCCCATTCAGGTTCCTTTACATCGGGAAACATAAATAGTTCAAGATCATAATCTTTTCCTGTTGGAACATTATACAGCTCTAATCTTAACTGAGCATCTGCAAACACATCAACTCTATAATAATCTTGATCGACTGCACCACCAAGGTACCAGGGTTCTTTGTGTATATTTGCATTAAATGCTATTGACCCGCTATACAAATTATTAGGGTCACCGATCGACATATCACTCGCTATATCAAAACTGTTATTATTTTCATAATTATCTCGGTTTGCTGACCATGTTCCCATTGGCATTATTCCAATCGATGAACTGTCACTCGAACTAACAACGACTGATTGAGAAGTTACTATATCCTGATAGTTTGGTTCGAGATAATACGTTTTTGATGACGGTAAATCAATAGTTTCATCATAAAACACAGGATTTTCTATAGTTGTTGTTACAACATCGGCGGTACTGTTATCAAGCAAATCAATTGGATTCGCCATGTAACTTTGTGGAAGTTGATGAATCGCTTCGTTTTCTGCTGCTAAAACATTGGTGTTAATTCCCAACATAGCAACTATTACAAGGGTAATTGCAAATAGTATTTTTTTCATTCTGTCTCCTTTTCTACTATATGTACACCTAACGATAAACTAAAATATCCCTTTTTAAGAAACTCTAATTATTCATTTATGGTGGTGTAGTTTTGCAATCTAAAATCTTCCCCACAAAATTTTAGAAACTTCAAGTATTCAAAAACTCAAAAGAGGTCAGTATGAATATGACCTCTAATCAAATCACTATGTTATTTTAATGGTTTCAACATAGATGTCTATTGGTACATAACCGGTGTACCTGTTAAAATAGTAAATTTCGATTATATCATCTACAATTAAGTCATCAAATTCAACTTTTACACCTTCATCATCAACTATATATCCATTACCTAAAAGCCTAATACTGACCAATGTATTCGCTGATTGTGACTGAACATATATTACTTGATTTATTTTGTCAATTTCAGTAATCGTTGCATAAACAACGATTTTCTCAATAATGACTTCGTCTAATAAATTAATAAGAATGTCGTTTGAAAGGTTAATGTAGCTATCAACTGTACTAGACATCTCATAGTATTTTGCTTGTATATCTAACTTTGCAACTCTATACTCGACATCAATCGTAATATTTTCTTTATTTGTTAAATTGACATCAAAACGATATAGTTGATCACCTTTTTCATAGTATTTGACTACTGCGTCCTTAGTTAAAAAATTGAATGATTGAAAGTTGAATATACCTTCTAATGGTAGATAAGGCGTTGATCCTTTGATCATCATTTTCCCAGAAAGGAATCCTACGATTTCATTTTGATTCTTAATCACCATGATTTCTTGTGTATACCAATTGCCATGGCTGTATTGATCTGATCCTTTAAGTTCAATAATAGCGATAATAATTTCTACTTCTTTTCCAATCTGATCAATTCTAAAGTAAGGTTCTAGTTGAAAGTCAAATGATGTAACAAAATAGTGACTTTCTATGACTTTAAGCTCACTGTAGTAAAAGTCGTTGGTATAACCTATTATCGAGGTATTGACCTCAACAGGTATTAAATCTTCATTGTATTTTGAAACCTCGTTATAGACCATTTTTGCCATCAAATCATTGTTTGACTGTGAGTAAGTAGGTGCAGTGCCTTTTGGTAACATAAATGAAATCATGAGTATAATCACAATTGATGTCATAAACGTAATTAGTAATGGTTTTAATTGAAATATCTCATTAAACTTGCATTTTTGCTTTGAATTGGGAACTGCGCTTGTTATTTTCAAAAAGAGTTGTTCATCGAATTTATCACTTAGTTCCGGTATAACGTTTCTTGAATGTTTAATCAATGTGTCAATCATTTTATTTCTCCAATCCGACTCGAATAGCTGTTCGCGCTCTTTCAAGTCTTTTCTTAATACTATTTTCTGATATCCCCAATATTTGGGATATTTCTTTAATTTGAAGATCTTCATAATAGTAGAGAATGATTATATTTTTATACTTGTTCGGCAAATTGTGAACCATATTAAATACATTTTGTGCATTATCTGATTTCTCATCATCAAATGCGCGTGTACTAGCAATCATTTCATTACTGAATACTAACCGCTTTTTCCAAGCTGATTTAACATAGTTCTTTGATTCATTTATTGATACTCTAATTAACCAGTGCTTTAAGTGGTCGACCGACTGAAAGTCCTGTTTTTCAGTATAGAGCTTCATAAATATGTCTTGAACTAAATCTTCAGTATCAGAGATGTTTTTTGTATATGTATAACAAATCCCAGTTACCATCGATTTGAATTTATAATACGTTTCGTTGAATTCCATTCGAAGTACCATATCTTTCTTCTTTTGTCTTTCACCACTAATACAAAACAATGTGGTATTTGGTGACATTTTATTGTATTTTACCAATTTTATTAGAATATGAGAAACGATATTTGATAAATAAAAAAAGAAGATTTCCACTTGAATGAAAAATCTTCTAATTTATTAAATTCTTTCAGTATCACTTGATAACCACTTGCCGACCACTTGAACGATAGTTGTTGCTTAATTGACAACCACTTGACGTTACTGTTCACAAGTATTATCGGTAGAACTGTATATTAATAAAATGTTTTACATGATATAATTTCTTTAAAACATAGGAGGAAACAAGAAATGCCATTAATAAGAGGACCTTATACTCTAATTTCAAGTACAAGAAGCGATATTAGAGATGAACTGATTAATTTATTTTTATTGGAAAACCCTGGAACAGGAAAGGGAGCGAATTGCTCAAAATATGAGTACACAGTAGAATCATTCTCAGGCTACAGCATAGTCCTAAATAGACCAGCAAGGTTTAATAAAGGTTTTGACTTTACCGTGTCTATACCAACAGCCAATTACTTGTTTAAGAAAACCAATCGATATCACACTCCTAGCCATGACGATATCTTGCTAGCGTTGACTTATTCACAAGCAAACTATCCAACTCAATATCAATTGGTTAAGCAGCATCTTAATGACGCATACAACTGTATAAATATATCATTTGCATCCGGATCACCGCTCGGTTATTTTACTGATTATAATAATAATCTTCACCCTATAGAAATTATTATTCTAGCTGCAAAATGGCTTTTCATTGAACAAGACATCACCTATTGGAACTGGTCAGGTAGGGCTATGCTATGGAATGAACTTGTCAAAAAAAATCTGGTTTAGAAAAGGATAAAACATATTATGCCAGTAAATATATATGGTGGTGGAGCAACTACAAATCAAAATGGTCTTGCATTCGAACAAGAGACAAGCCTGAAAACAGCATTTGAAAATCAAGGCTACACTGTAGTAAATAATGAGGTTTTTTTGAATATGGATGTTAAAGGCATGATTACTTCTAAGCATGGCTTATACAGAGATATACTTATTCCTAACAATATACTATGGAGTGAAATATTATCTAAGCAACTACTTCCTGATGAAGTTTTCTATAATTATTCGAATAGAACAATTTATATTATTGAGAAAAAATTTCAATCTGCAGCTGGTTCAGTTGACGAAAAACTTCAAACTTGTGACTTCAAAAAACGTCAGTATCAAAAATTACTGAGGGATATGATTGTCACAGTTGAATATATTTATGTTATTAATGAATGGTTTGATCATCCGTCTTATAATGATGTTAAAGAGTATATATCTTTAGTAGGGTGTAGATATTACACAAGAATATTGCCGCTTGAAGCACTAGGATTACTTTAAGATATTAATTAAGAAAAACTAGGATACCTTCAGCTATCTGCCAAAGGTAAATAGCACGTATCCTAGTTTTTTCTATTTTAATTTTTCAGCAAAAATACCACATTCTAAATCGTTAATGTTATACAAATCTTCTAAGGTGTTAAAGGTTTCCTCAAGATTATATCTAGCAGAGTACCATCCTTGCCCATCTGTTATCCAAATAAATCGAAATCCTTGTATATTTTGCGATTCTGATGCAATCATTTTATAGCTTCTAGCAGTTTCATTTAATTTTGAACCTCCACCACCATAAAAGTTGACCTCTATAGCATATACTAAGTCGGGTGTTTTAACGACAAAATCAAATCGTTTATCTGCTTTTTCTTCACCGTTCAAGTTAGATAAATCAACCCCAAATAGTCTATTTATTTCTTTTGCAGTCATTTGAGAAAAATACGTTTTATTTTTTATGAACCCAAGCTTCACTAAATAGTTTTCAACAAAATTTTCCATTGCTTTGCCGGTTCTGTTTTTTCTTGCATTAGAATCTAGACCGACCTCAACACCTTTTACGTAATCTGTTAAGTCTCTGATTATATGTCTTGAGATTAAGTCAAACAATCCTGTATTATTCATGAACAGCACGTATTCCTCAATCGAGTAATTCGCATTCATAAAATTATAGATTCGATATCCGTCGGCATCAGTTATCTTTATTTCATATTCCCTTTTAGCTAAAAGGATAGGAATTACTCGCAGAACTTCTGGATATTTTGCTACTAAAACCCTGAAGTCTTCCTCGATATTAGTTGACCCAATTAAACTGTTTAATAGATTGAGTTCAAATTTAAGTATATCTACATTTTTATAAACTTTATCAAAATCGGTATAGTACTTCCAGTCAGCAATGCTTTCTTTAAATGTCGATAGCCAATTGTTGAAATTTCTCTTCATTTTTATCACCCTTGTAACTATTATACCTTCTGATTGCTAAATCTAAATATGTTTTTTCAAAATCAATACCGATAAAGGAGCGATTATGAGTGGTTGCTGCAATGCCAGTGGTACCACTTCCAACAAAAGGATCTAATATTACATCACCTGGTTTAGTCGATGAAAGAACGATCCTTTCTAATAAGGCCATAGGCTTTTGTGTGGGATGTTTCCCCATCTTTTTTTCTGATGGTTTGGTAAGTGAAAAATCCCAAACATCTTTCATTTGTTTCCCACTATTTATAGATTTCATCAAATCATAATTGAAAAGATGCTTTCCTTTTTTTGTTGGACTGATTATTTTACGTGCCCAAAGAACAGTCTCTGTTGAGTGTGTAAATGCTCTTGTAGATATATTAGGTGGTGGATTTAATTTTCTCCATGTAATATTATTAATTATGCTAAAGCCTTCTAATTCTAGTGCAACACCTATGAAGTATATGTTGTGCATCGTTCCACTTATCCAGATTGTTCCGTCCTCTTTCAATACATTCTTGCACAACTTAATCCATTTGCGATTGTAAGCTAATTTTTCAGGCGTTGAAAGACCTTTATCCCATTCTGCTTTGTCTACACTTACCATTTTTCCTGAGTGCACGGTAATACCACCATTGGATAAAAAATATGGAGGATCAGCAAAAATCATATCAATCGATTCTTTTTCTATTGAACGTAGTAATTTAAAAGAGTCCCCTTGTAAAAGAGTAAAACCTCCATCACTAAAATATGTACTTTTTTTAATTGATTTCGTCATATGTGTTTTCCAATGTATAATTAGTAATTATCACTTCTTCAACATTACCACGCCCAGAAGATACTGAATTGATACTTCTTCTTGCATTAATTACCTTAATGTTAAATTGGTTATATAAGTCACGAATGAACTCAGTATTATGATTACTAAGCATAACTTTTACACCACGACTATCAAGCTCTTTGAATACACTTGCAAGTCTTTTCTGCTCATCTTTTCCAAATGCATTTTTAGTATACGTAGTGAAATTCTTCTTTTCATCAAATGTATCATATGGTGGATCAAAGTACACAAAATCACCTTTTTTTGCTGATGCGACAGCTTTCTCAAAATCATCGTTTATAATTGAAATTGATTGACGTGATAGATACTTAGACAAATTATTGTATAAAATCTCATCAAAAGCATTAACGGATGTATACTTTCCAGATGGGACATTAAAATATCCTTTTGAATTTACTCTATACAATCCATTGAAACACGATTTATTGAGATAAATCATTCTAGCTGCTCGAATATGTTTTGGCAAACTCGCAAACTCTGGTAGTCTGTCCATCTCTCTTATTTGATAATAATATTCTTCAGAGTGGTTCATTTGATGATTTAAGATCTCATCTACCATCAATTTAAACGAGTCCTCATCTTTAAAACAGTTATATGCTGTAATCAACTCCGAATTATAATCCGATAAAACAGCATTTATAGGTTTAAGCTGAAATAACAAGGCACCTCCACCTAAAAATGGTTCGAAATAAGTATTAAAAGAATTAGGAATCATTTTAAGAATTTCTGGAAGAATTTGTGTTTTTCCACCAGCCCATTTAACAAATGGTTTCAAAGAAAGATTTGATATTTCTTGCTGCTGACCAACTACATCAAAATCGAATAATTCTGACATTGTAATATTTAATGCCTCGCTTAATCTGAACACCGTTTCTAGAGTTGGGTTTATTTGCCCGTTCTCAATTCTAGAAATCTGTTCCCTCACAATTCCAGTGGTTTGCGCCAATTTTGATTGTGGTATATTTTGCTTTTCTCGCAAGTATTTGATCCTATCTCCAAATGTTGTAAGTATCATATTATCACCCATAACCATTATAACATGACTGTGCATTTTAATGCACATTTATATACGATTTCAACAACATTATTTTATTGAGTGATTTTATAAAACATAGAGAACCATTTTCTAATAATACTCAGTCTTATTGTTTTTATTCTATTACTCATTGGCAACAAATCACTTCCTTCAGTGTGAAGCATATTTTTGATGAAAACTAATTTTTCATCATTACTCAAATCGATAAGAAATCTCGTTTTTTCGGATATTATTATCTGATTAACAATAATCTTGTGCTCTAGGGTTGATATCTTATCTAACCAAAATAATAACTCACTATCACCAGAGGATCGTGAACCAGAAGATCCAATGCGATCATACGATACGCCTTTGTATCCAATGAGCTTCATATTGTAGAACTCTAATTTTTCTTGGAGTTCTTTTTCTTTTCTCATTGCTCTTCTTACATCATCAATCCACTTGTAAAAGGGTTCGTTTAATCCACGATTCGAATGACTCATTGGCTGTCTTCCTCCTATGTTCAAATTGTTTTAGATTCGTTTGAACTGATTCCCTCATGAAAGCGAACTTATCCTCAATTGGTGGATTAGGGTTCTTAGAATACTTAATCACATAATCTACAGCTGATAAGACATCTTCAAAACCATACCCATGGATTAAATCTTCAAACAAGATGTTAAATTTGATAATGTCTAGTGATGACTCATCGATGTATTTGTTTTTGATTAAAGAATTGGTAATAAAATGTAATTTAGGGAGGCCGTACGGCCCTTTATCTTCTTTATCCTCTTTATCATTTTTTCTTTCTTTTTTCTTTTCTTTTTCTTTTTGTGTACTTTTGTCGACATTAACTCGGTTATTGTCTGCATTAACTTGATTATTGCTACCAATAATGCCGTTTGTGTTATCAATAACTCCATTATTGTCCACATTAATGTTTTTTGATGTTTTGTTAAAAATGCTTAGTTCTAGCATCGTTTTTTCATCCAATAACCAGTATTTGTCTTGACCTGTATTCTTTCTTCGTCTGGTAGATAAAATGAACTGTTTTTGAATCGATTTTGATGTGATCACATCTTCTTTAAGTAGATCGTAATTAAATAAACCCACTTTCCCACAATAGACAATGACCTCTTCAATATCGATTGGATTAGGTGTCCAGTTTGCACCTATGCTTTTCATGAGGGTTCTTGCGAGTGATGAGATTGATTTTTCTAGATAGTATCCATTTGCGTAAATCATCGAAAGCAACCTTATATAGATGATTTCACCTAAATAACCAAAAGCGAGATTGAGATCTTGTATCTTCTCATCTTCAAAAATATTCACGTCGAGAGGAAAGTATTGTAAGCCTTGTTTGAATGGTCGTGCCATGAGTTATTCCTTTCCCTAGGTATAGTTAAAAATCGCCCAATAAGGGCTTTTACTAAATGACACTTGAAAGCCACTTCACGCATACTTGATACACTGTTCGCAGTATCTTGCTGTGTAGTTCACATTACTGTTCACAAGCATTATCGGTAAGTGTGAAGCAGCTAACAGTTGTCTTTTACTTCATGTTTCGTTGAATGAATTCATCTAAGTGTTCTTGAGTCACTCGCCATTGGTTTCCAACCTTGAATGCTTTGATTTTCTTGGTCTTGATATACTTTAAAAGTGTCGGTCTTTTGACTTGTAGTATCTCTTGTAACTCATTGATGTTATAGACATTCTCATTTTTCCTTACGTTGTTTGTTTCCATCGTATTCTTTTAGGATCCTTTCGATGAATGTAATTCCGCCTTTATAGACGTATGTTTTGGTTGACTTGATAACAGTTCCACCCGATACCACTTTCGCTTCAACAACTCTGAAATACTTCTTATCACAGAAGTCTTGAAAAGGTATGTTCTGCTCATCTAAAACATGGGCAGTTCTTAGAATCTTTAATAAGACATCTCGACCGATATTCTTGAAGCGAATCACTTCATGAACCATATCTAGATCTACACAACTCGTTGTACCCAATAAGTTATCAATGGCTTTAATTTTTGGTGTATTCATCTTGAGTGTGGTTTCCAGGACGTTTGCTCTTACTTTTAATTCTTGAAACTCATCCAGGAACTCGATAATTTTATCTGGATTCTCAAAATCCTCAATCTGATAGATGCCATAACGGATGAGCTGAGGTAATACGGTTCGATACAACCAATCACCAATCACTTCTGCGTCTTTTCTTTTGGATTGGAAGAATATAGTGGATAAGTGGTCTGCGGTAACAAAGAACATGTTTTGATGTGTTTTATCGTGGGGAACGCTCACAAGCTTTATACTGGTGTCGTTCAGTTTGGTCCGGACTTCTGATACGCTTTTAATCTCAAACATGCGACAGAGATCCTTCAGGTTGAAGCAAGGTTCATCATCCACTATTGTGGCACGAACTTTGCCATAGGCGTTGTGTTCAAACTCTCTAATCATAGGTTTTCCCTTCATTTTTTCTTTTTGGTAGTTTGGAATAGTGCTGTGCTTATCTGCCACTCAAGATGATTCTTAGCTTTGCTCAATCGGTGAGCATAAATCTTTGTGGTAGATATGTCTTTGTGACGCATTAATTGCTGTGCTGCATCTAAATCTCCACCCAAGTCCAGCGCTAAAGAAGCTGCTGTGTGCCTAAGGCTATGGGCAGAATACTTGGGATCATCGATCCCGATATCTCTTAGCATTTCTTTAACCACCATACTAATCATTCGTGTCCTAAGTCTGGTTCCCTGATAGGGTTTCGTATGATTAATGAAGAGTGGTTTATATTCATCTTGTCGCTCGATCAAATATTCCTCAATCAAGCTATAAACTTCTGGAGAGAGTTTGACATACGCATCTTTCTCATCGTGACCTTTACCCATGATGTATAACACCTTGGTTTCATCCACGAAGCTGATATCATCCACATCTGCTCTTTCCACTTCAATCGTTCTTAATCCGGTTGTTAGTAATAGTGCGATCAGCGCATGATCTCTTTTTCCAATGATGCTCTTACTCGCATAGCGTTTCGCTCTGTTTAATAGTTTTATGGCCGCTTCAAGTGAAAGTGATTCCCTCTTAAAGTCGGATTCAATCTTCATACCTTTTACACCTTCAGCTGCATTGGGTCCAAAACCTTCAATGTAGTACCATCGATAAAATCCCCTTATGACTACAATGTGTTTTTGAACGGATGCAGCTCTCAATCTGGACTTCAGTTGTTCACGATAAGCCATGACATCTTGCCTGGTTGGTAGGTTAGGCAAGCCATCAGCGAACTCAGCGAACTGGGCAAGCATCTTCCCGTAGGAACGCTTGGTGTTTTCTTTGATATCGAATCTTTGGATATAAATATCGATAATCTCTCGAAAAAAGCCCTTGTCGTCCATTTTTATCCTTTCAATGGTTTGTTATTTTTGAAATGAGTTGTATAATCGGAATTGTAGAATGGCGGTCGCTTTTCTACTGGCCAGGTTTGTACCCCAAATACAAGCTTGGCGTCTTTTTTTACTTCATCCGATTGAATTCGTTATGTTTTTTTACATGTTCACTTTCTAGTTCTAGAAATTTGATCGCATCGATCTGCAGAACATTAATGAGTTCCAATACGAGTGGAATCGGTAGTTTTTGACCCCTTCGACCACTTTCTATTTGGTAATAATAATAGTGTGAGAGATTCAACATTCTTGATACTTCTTCAACCGATAAACCCAGATTGTTTCTGTGTTCAATCAGATAAAACCTTGGTAGTGGTGTGGCTTGGTCACGATTCTGAACTTTCCCTGTTCCGTTGACAGGCATGTACTTTCCTCCTTTCATCAAATTCGATGGTGCCTTGATTATATGAGAAAGCAATCTGTCAAAAAATAACTTGGAGAAGCGAAATCACAACAGCAACAAAAAGAGTTTTCATTTGGCTGAAAACCCTTGTTTTTACGATAGAATTGATAGTTAATGTCATCAGTAACATTGACTTGTAAACATTTGTTGTGGTATCATTATTGCAAAAATATACGAATGTGAAGAGGTGACCTCCATGGTTAAATTAAACACCGAAGATGATTTTAATAATTTGTTCATCTGTGAGAATCTAAAGCGTCTACGCATCTCACACAATTTATCAACAACCCAAGTAGCTAGCGTCATAAAAAAATCCCGCCAAGGCTATCTCAATTACGAGAATGGCTCCAGGGAGATTGGAATACACGATTTAATTAAGCTTTCTCAGTTCTATGGTGTTTCGATTGATCATATAACCGGTAATCCATTCTCAAACAGAATCAATAACACGCTCGCATTCAGAACCTACGATATGATTGATAATGAGCTCAAGCAAGTCCTGCCTCACAATATCAATGCAGAAAATGATGATGTCATCCTGGTGAGATATAATGAGCAAAAGATCGACTTCTTCTGGCGCACTCAAACCTATCACAAGAATCAAGTGATGCTCTTCTCATACTATAACCGGCACTATGTCTCTAAGATATTTTACAACATAGATGGTGGAGGTTGTTTCTTTATATTTGACGAAATGTTTAACTTTACAAAAGCACAGTCAGAAAATCTCATTATACACGGCATTCATGCCGGTACTATTTCAAAGAATTTTCAAATTCCGAACTTCTTATAAATCTTACAATACGTTTGTGCCACTGGCATGTAGTTTTTAATTTTTGTTAGTGATAAACTACTCTTGGTAGGTTAGGCAGCGTCACAAACTCAGTGCTCATAAGGCACGCACTTTCCCTAGGGATTGCTATGGCAATTCCTTTTTTTCTTTTTATCCTTTAGAAAGGATACCAATGAAGAAGACTACGATCGTCACCGATCAGATGAAATATGATTACTCAGCTAAAATAGCTTTTAACCTTTATATGGAGAAGCTCCTTACTGAAAGTGAATACAAAGAAATACTGTCCAGATTGAAACAACAATACAACACAACCTTTATTACATCAGAAAGCAATGAAATAGTTGGAAATTGACTTGCTATTCATTGCTTTTAGAGTGATGTATATGTACTAACCAAGGAGGTAATATTTATGCAAAACAAACAAGTCAGAGTCATACAACCAAAACCTGTGTTCGATTTATCAGGAACCATACCAAAGAACCTCAAAAAACGCGTGTGTGCCTACGTTCGAGTGTCTACCGATAATGAGGAACAGAAAACGAGTTACATTGCTCAAACGGACGAATACACCGAAAGGATTCAAAATAACCCTGAATGGACATTCTGTGGTATCTATGCAGACGAGGGCATTAGTGGTACTTCCACTAAGCACAGGAAACAGTTCAATAATATGATGGATGCTGCAAAGCGTGGTGAAATCGATTTGATCATGACGAAATCAATCTCACGTTTCGCTAGAAACACAGTTGATTGCTTAAACTACATCAGAGAGATGCGTGCAATCAATGTTGAGATATTCTTCGAAAAAGAAAACATCTACTCCTCAGATCCAAAGGTGGACTTCCTATTAACCATCATGTCATCCATCGCCCAAGAGGAAGCAAGAAACGTGAGCGAGAACGTCAAATGGAATGTTCAGAAGCGATTCAACAATAGCGTTCCAATTGTGAATCACAATCGGTTCTTAGGTTATACCAAAGACAAACGAGGTGGCAACTTAATCGTTGTTCCTGAAGAAGCTAAAATCGTCCGTGAAATCTTCCAAATGTATGTGAGTGGAATCGGACCGATGAAGATTGCAAAGCACATGGAATCCTTAGGTGCTACCACCGGTGCTGGTGCAACCAAATGGAGTATGTCCACAGTCGCAGTTATTCTTAAGAACGAAAAATACATCGGTGATTTGGTTCAACAGAAAACACTCACGGTTGATTACCTTTCACATAAGAAAGTTAAGAATAAAGAACTCGCTCCGATGTATCACACCGAGAATGCGCATGAAGCAATCATCGATAGAGAAACATTCCTCCTTGCTCAAAGGATCAGAGAGGATCGTAGCAAGGTGAAAGTTGGTAAAGATAAGAACCTGGCCAAGTACAATGTCACTTATCCATTCTCAGCATTTATCGTTTGCTCAGAGTGTGGTCGAACCTTAAAGAGACGTTATTGGAACTACGGTACACCAGCACAAAGAGTCATGCAGCAATGTGGTGGTTACATCGACGGTAAAGCTCACTGTAAGGCTAAGGCAACTTATCAAGAGATGATTGAAGGAGCGACTGTGAAAATGCTAAACGAGGTGTTTTTACAGGAAAAGGATATCATTCCAAACATCCAGAAAATCATCAAATCGACCATACGAGTTAGCGATGTTGAAATCAAGATTCAGAAGCTTCAAACACAAGGCGATGAGCTTGAGAGAATGATATCAAACCTCATTGATGTTCAAGTGAAGAATCCTAATCTTTCCCAGGAGGATTTCAATAGCAAATACCAATCATTGACCTTGCAGCTACACAATAACAAAACCGAGATTAGAAAACTTGAAGGAGAGTACTTAACGAACTACGATACACGTTCAAGACTTGCGAAGATTGAAACAACGCTCAACAATTTACTAGAACCGATTCAGGAAGTTGATAGTGACACCTTACGCTCATTTATCTACAAGATCATCTCAGTAACACCTGAAAACATCGTCTTCTGTGTGGCAGGAACCAAGAATTATACTGATAAAGAATTCTCAGAAAATAGACATACTTTTGAAGCACTAAAACCACTAGCAACTGGTACTTATCACAACGAAAAGTATGATAAGATTATGAATTATAAGGTCGTTATTATCTAATTTTTTTTGAAGCAAAATATGTTGCCTAAGACAACCATTAGGACAAAAAGCCCACAAATCGTTTATAACTTAACACTGAAATATAAAAAAAGGCTATCTCGTAGTTTGTTACAAGATAGCCAATTTTATTATTTGTTCAACAACTGAGTTACTATGTTTGAATCTACAAGATTGTCATATGAAACTTTCATCAGCACCAAATACACATGCATCACATTAGATGATGTATACATTTCTTTTTCAGAAACCCATTTCATAACTTAGAAATTTTAGGCATAGCTCCTTTAAACAAAAGCATATATGAAAGTATAACTACTCCTATAACTACAAAAACGTCTGCAAAATTAAAAATGGGATAATTAATTAGTGTAAAATCGAGAAAGTCGGTCACATAGTTCAATCTAATTCTATCGATAAGATTCCCTAAAGCACCGCCGATAATGATTGCTAAAGATAGTTTAAGGGCTACCTCTTTTGTTTTAAATAATCGTATTAAATAGTACGTTAATACGCCAACAACAATTGCTGTGAATATTATTAAAAATGCCTGCATATTCATCATAATGCTAAATGCTGCTCCCGTATTCCTTGCATAAGTTAAATGAAATACATCTTGAAAAATGGGTATAAATCCTAGCGGTTTCAATTGCGTTTCTGCAAGATACTTTGTCCACTGATCAACCCCCGTCAATAATATTATTATAAATATATATAACATTTTCTTCCCCCTTAATTTTAACTTCTGGTTTGATCTATCTACTTAAATACAATTATGCTCCCTTAGATTACAACTAGATGAAATTGTTTTTATTTGAAGAGACTAAGATTATCATAACCAATATGAACACAATCCCTTAACACATTCGAATCAAATCAACTATTTATTTTTGTAATCATATTTGAGTACTCTCATTGCGTTCAGAACTGCTAATAAAGATACCCCAACATCAGCAATCACGGCTTCCCACATAGTTGCGATTCCGATAGCTCCTAAGGCTAGAAACAGGAATTTGACTCCTAGTGCGAAGTATATATTTTGCCAAACAATCTTTCTGGTTCTCTTTGCCACAAAGACCGCAGTACCTATCTTTGAAGGTTCATCATTCATTATCACGACATCAGCTACATCGATGGCTGCATCGGCACCGAGTCCACCCATAGCTATACCGATATCAGCTCTCGCTAATACTGGTGTATCGTTGATACCATCACCTACAAAGAATAGTTTTCCCTTGCTCGATTTTTGGAGTAATAACTCCTCTACAATGTTGAGTTTATCTTCAGGCAACAATTCGCTATGAATTTCATCGATATCTAGCTCTTTTCCAACTGTATCAGCAACTAATTTCTTATCACCAGTTAGCATGACAGTTTTTTTAATGCCTAATGATTTCAACATTTTGATAGCTGCTTTTGAGTCTTTCTTTATCTGATCTGAGACAACAATATT